CGTCGAGAGTAACAGTGTATAGATTGGCAACAGGATTAGATAGGTCATCATTGATAAAACGAGCAGGCTCAAGGCGAGCAAGTACAAAGCGTTTGCTAGATACTTTTTGAATTTCATCACTGAAAGCCATTGCTAATAACCATACAATTCTATCCAAGCGCCACGCTTGGCAGGCTCTGTCGATTCATTCACATACAAAGGCCAGTCCATTAGCACAGACATATAGAATGGATCATTTCGAGTGTAGTTAGTCGCCGTCATACCTGCATATAATGGATTGGCTCCGATGTTTGGTTGTTCTGAGAATGTAAACCCGATAAACCCAAGCCAGTTGGTGACGCCACTAACGAAATCTGCAACATTCAAGACGTTACTGCTTGAATACAATTTAGTTAAATCTGCATCGCTATATATATTTAACTGCAACGTTTCAGACCCGCCAAGAGATGAAACGTCCTGGCAATAGAATGCCGTTCTTATTGTGTCTAGATTGAAATTTGTAGAAGATGTTATCTTGCCAAGGCCATTGATAGACGATGAATCTTGAACCTTTACATATAGAACATCAGAGAAGTTTTTGAACGACATCAGACCACCTCCCTAACTGTGAAAGGTTGGATATCGTAGTAATCTATAAACCGATGCCCAAAATTCGGCAATGATTCAAAATTTACAAAGTATGTTAGCTCATGCAATTCATCTGAGATTCTACTACCAGGATCTAACGAGATAAAAAATGGATCTGTAACACCATGGTCATACGAAAATTGCTCAAATGCAAGGCGTTCTGCTCTGTTTGGGAGTTGGATTTGTAGGCCTGATAGTTGGTTGTATGGTGAGCGCTTATTGAAATATCTTCTGCCTGACGGCGTTGCTTGAACCGTTGACGGGTCAACTATGTTTTTAGAAAATCCACGGGCTACATTAGTGCTAGTGAACGACAGGTAATCACCGAGATACAGGTATCCCATGGCGATGCTTTGCGGTCCATTACCATTGGTCTTATCTTGAATCAATACGCGCCAATATCTATAGGCTGTGTCAGATATTGCATCGAAAAATTCTAAATATCCTCTGTCATTATGAGTCAGTGTTAAATCAAATAGTGGTGTAGAATCTAATGCTATTGGTACATTGTCAGCTTGCACCTTAACCACAGCATTGCTAGATATACTTATCTCTTGACTCAATGGCCCAATAAATCCAATAAACTCAGCAGACGCAACGCTGCTGCCAAGGTCGATATCTATAAACTCATAATTATGAATTCTGATCTCATCAGAGTTGATTGCGGAGCCTGTTAAAGCAATGTCTACAGCGCCGGTAAAACCAATGTCATCCCAAATAGCATTAGTTTGATTTGAAAATATAATAAATCCAGCAACTCTGTTTATAGAAAAAAGATATGTAGACGTTGAATAGGAAACAGTCCAACCAGATGATGTCGCGTTAAGCTGGCTCTGAATCTCTGTTGCTAGTGAGCTACCGCTATATGAACCAGATGTAATAGTTACATCAAACGGCGCACCATCATCAGCATATAGTTTGTTATTTCCTGTGTGAATTTGGAAGTTACCTATCGCTTTCCAAAGTTTAGTTCTCGATACGTTTAGCAAGTTAGATACTTCAAACCCTGTTAGTTGACTAGACGCCGATAGCGTTGCTGTAGTTGCATCAATGAAATTATTGTGCATGAATCTGACTTTTTTGCATTCGCCTGTAAGAGCCATTATGCTAATAGCCTCGCGTTATTTCTTCTCATTTCTAGGAATATGTCAGCAAATGCTTGGCCGTTTACTTCGGCAGTCGTCTTAACACTCATCGGCTGATCCAATAAAGATGCTATTTCGACTAACAGTTGTTCCGTTCTGCCGCCGCCTTGTTCTTCTCTGTTTAGAAAGTTTTGCAATTGATTGTTAGTATCTGATGGCACAACGCGCTCGCCTGATGATAGTCGTGCTGATAGCGTATCGTTAGGAAATCCAGGAGGTACCTCGCCAATACCCTTAGCGAAACCTAATCCAGTTCCACCGCCTAAACCTAAACCACCGCCGCCTTGACCAAACAAACCGCCGCCGCCACCGAATACGCCAGCAAAACCGCCGCCGCCAGTAGGGTCCAAGTCTTCAAATACCTTGCTGATGCCATCTTTTAAACCGTCGATTAGGCTTGTGAGAAACTTACCTGGTATTTCGAGGAATTTGTTTATGAATGTTGTAGCGCCGTTAGTTATGTTGCTTCCGAAATTCTTTACAGCATCGCTGATGCCACTGACAAGATTGCCACCAGCCTGACTAAACACATTCGTTATAATAGAGCCAAGAGATTGGAATATACCGAATATTCCTTTAGCCAAAGCTACGATGATTTGTGGTATGAGTTTGACGAAAGCCACGATAATCAACGGCAATGCTTCGATAGCACCGTTAATAAGTTCTGGAAACAACTCAGGCAATGCCTCAATCAAACCCTGGATGATGATTGGAATCGCTTCGACCAGAGATAAAATGATATCAGGTATGGCTAAAATAATCGCGTTGATGATTTCTGGTATGGCTCTGACAATTGCGACGATGATACCTGGTAATTCCTTCGCAATCGCCTTGATGATAACAGGTATGGCTTTCACAATTGATGTGATGATTCGAGGTAATGCGTTTATAATCGCCGTTATAAATTTCGCAACTGCTGCTATCAAACTATCAATGAATGTCGGCGATGTGATTGCATCGACTAAACCGATTAGAAGCTCAGGAACTATGTCAGCAAGTTGGCTAATCAATTTCGGAACTGCGTCGACTAGGGTAGAAATCAAACCCTTAGCTAAGGATGAAATCAATGTCGGCAGATTCTCTGCTATACGAGAAATAAATGCTGGGATGGCATCGACGAAACCTTCTAGCTGCGCTGCTAGTGCGTCTGGTGGTAGTGATAGAACATCTAACAGGCCGCCTACAACACCGCCAAGAGCAGGAGCTACGGTAGAAACAAGGTCATTTGCAACGCCTCCTATACTATCTCGCGCTGCTTTCAGATTATTTTCGCTTAACTTTCCAAGTTCCTCTTGGGCTTTCGTTTCTGCGTCGAATCTCTTTTCTGCTGCTTGGGCTGCTGTCAACTCGCCAGCAATTAGAGCTTGCTGAATGCTGGCTAGTTCTGTTGCTAGGCTATCGTTTATAGCTACATCGCTTTGCGTAGCACCAACACCAGATAGAGCGCTAGCACCAACTCCTATTGCACCGTTGACTAGAGCGCCAGCCTGTGACGCTATTTTAGCAGCTCCATCTAAAATCGCTTTAGTAGCTTCATCTGATAGGCCAGTTATAGCGCTGAATGCTTGCTCAAAACCAAACTGCAAATCAGTGGCAAATTTCACAACTCTTGATATCTGATCGTTTCTTGCTTTTTGCTCTCCCTCAAATGCTGTCTTAGCATCTGCTAATTTCTTATCGTCATTTTTCTTTAGCTCTGCTGCTAAATCATCTGATATTTTCTTAGCATCTTCGGCAGCCTTCTTTTCGATTTCGCCTATTTTTATATTAGCTGCGTTTGAAATCTTTAACCGCAATTCGGCTGCGCCAGATGCGTTTATAGTTCCTTGCTTTAATAGCTCATTAACCTGGATATTTTGATCTCGGATCTGTTTAGCGAGATCAATTTTCGCAACTTCATCGGCTGATTTTCCAACAGCATCTAGCTGTAGTTGGAAGTCTGCTAACTTTAGATTTTCATCAAATAGTTTTTTAGCCTTTTCAGCTTCTGCTGCAACCTTTGATGGGTCTATAATTGGCGTTATGACTGGTGGGTTGTCAGCAATAACCTTTTCGGCTGTATCTGCTGCTGCCTTGGCAGCTTTCCCAACACCCAGTTTGTCAAGCTCTGCTTTTATTTTTATATCTGCAACAGTCTTGGCCGACTCATCAACGATTTCTTGTAGAGTAGCTTTTGCAGAATCAAATTGATCCTTAAATTTATCGCCAATGAAAGGTATATTCTCGAAAATTCCGATTATACCTTTACCGATTTCAGCAAGCGTTCCCTTTACAGATTCAAACACAATCCTGGTTGCGTTGCCGAATCCACCCACCTCGTCTTTTAGCTCTAAAAATAGTTGTATCAACTCAGTTACAGCTATGATGATTAGCCCTATACCAGTCGCAACTAGCAATCCTTTGAATGCTAATTTTAGACCCTTGGTGGATATTGCGGCGGTCCTTATAGCTGTTGTCAACCCCTTGAATACTGCCGTAACACCAGCAACACCGCCGCCAGCAACATTATAGGCAATGGTGGCAGCTTTTAAGCCATCCATGACTATTTTGCTTGTCGCAATTGATTTTGTTAACGCTCCAAAACCAATGATGATGTTCTTTAATTTGAAAATTGCAAACGTGCTAGCTGCTGCAACTCCTATGAGTTTTATAGCTGCTGCCAAATCTTCGGAATTTTCTATCGCTTGCTTTAAAAGGTCATTGACAGATTTCAGTGTGCTAACTGACTCATCTTCGCCGCCTAGAGTTAGCTTTAATACTAGGTTTCCGAAATTAGATTGCAGTTGGTTTAGTTGAAATCCTAGAGTATTTTTTATTTTATCTGCTGCTGATTCTGCTGCGCCAGCAGTATCCTTGGCTAAAATATCATTGAAATTTTGAAACTCACCGGAGGCTATAGATGTAAATGCACTAACTGCCTCAGTGGACCCTAGCAATTCTTGCAATTTGATTACAGATCCACCAGTTGCATTTTGAATATCTAGCAACACCTGCTGCAATCCGCGCTGTTTTATCGTGCTTAGATCAAAGGCGTCATTCAATTCCTTTGATTGCCCGCTAAGTTTAGATTGAACGCCAATAAAAGAGTTGAATAGTGACTTTAATTTAGTTGTAGCTGTTGCTGTATTGTTTCCCTTAGTCGTTAGGTCTGCAAGGCCAGCAGCAGCCTCCTTAAACGTGAAACCAAGACTAGCAGCCGCTGAAAACGATTGCCCAAAACTAGCTGCTAGCTCAGATACAGTTGTCTTTCCTGATTGAACCGTCGAAAATAAGATATCAGCGGCATCCTTAGCGCCAAGATTTTCACCCTTGAAACTGTTTAGAGCAGAGGTGAGTATGTCAATTGATTGCTCTGTACTAGCTAACCCGCCAGTTGCCAACTGATTTGCAGCAGTCAATGCCTCTTGGGCTGCGCTTGCATCTGTTATGCCAGCAGATACGATTGAATAGAAACTTTTAGCCTGAGAAGCAGCGTCAGTTCCAAACTCGGAAGCTACGCCAATTAGCGATTCTCTAAACTCTGCATTTATTGCGATGCTATCGCCTGCAACAGTTCCGATTTCTGCTACGGCATCGCCAAATGCAGATAGATTTGAAACCGCTTTTTTAGCAAGGTTCAAACCAGCAAAACCAGCGGCGAAACCTGCGAGCAACTTAGCGCCACTTTTTAGCGTACCGCCTAAATTGCTTACTGATTTGTTCGCGTCTGTTGCAGCTTTGCCGACATCTTTGAATGAATTATCTAACGTTGATGATGATTTTTCTATATTTGCGAGAGATTTTGAGGCGCTTGCAGAAAATTTCTTTATTTCATTTATGGCATCAGCTACGTTTGCATTTATATTTAAATTTGCGTCCGCCATTTAATGACTACCTTCTGCCCATTTTCATCTTTGCCTGCGCTGCTTTCATGTCTTTATCTCGCATTTCTCCGAGTTTATTAGATATGATTGCAAAACATTGAGCTTTAAATGTGTCTAAATCTCCGAGAAAAGATCCACAACCCATCATGGCTAACTCTTTTCGTTCGAGGTATTCGCTAACTATGTGGCTAGCCTCACCTCTAAAAGTTTTGTGGCCACGCCAAAGCGCTGCAATTTCTTGCCTTAGCGCGGCCTTTAGTTTCCCGATGGTCTAAACCCACTGATTAGCGCCGTTGCTATTTCGTTAACAATAGGCTCACAATCTGGGTCGTGAATCAATTCATCCCAAGATGTAACTTGAGCGCCGCCTACTTTCTTTTTCAGATCAATTTTTACATAATGATCCTCAGACAACTCTACTAGTGTCTTTATGAACCTAATAGTATTTAGCTTGGCCATATCGACCTCGCCTTCTGCATTGACATCAATCCCGCATTTATCCATGTAGTCATATTTCTGAATGACTGACGGTATTTTTAGCGTGATGCTACCCAATACTTTGGCATCATTTCCCTGGCAAGCTTTTGGCGTGTACTCTAGTTCCATACTTGGAAGCTCCTAATAGATGGTTTTAAACAAAGGATAAGAATACCTCAGCTTCCCCATCTTTTACGAAACTTGTCAACTCGAAACTTACGGCAACTAACCCATCGAGATCATCAATAGAGTATGAGCTAACCGTTGCAGTCTTCATGTAGAGCATCCAGTTATACCCTGGAATCCAGTTGCCAGAACCATCCTTAAGACCAGCATTGTATACTGCTCTAGTGTCTGTGTTATCTAGGAGCCTACAAATCTTGTCAGCATCGTATGTATCTAGGAATGCAGTCACAGATAGAGTTGCAGTTCTCTCTGAAATCACTGAGCCTGAGATTCCGCTTTCTGCACAAATGTCTTCCTTGTTCGCCTTTGGCGTACCTAAAGAGAAGCTTACAGAGTTTGCCTTGATACAAATGTTGTCGGCCTGGTCGCCAATAAATAACTCATGGTTTTTAGCTACTAGAGGGTCTGCAAATGCAGAGAAATCTGGCTCATATGGTGAGTCAATATCAAGCGCGTTGTCACTGACATAGCTCAATGAACCAGTATCATCAGAGGCAACAACAAAACCCATCGTACCGCCGATAGTTGTCGCAGTATTTGCTCCCGAGAACCAGAGCAAGCTAAGAACTGCGCCGGTAGTATTGGCGATTGTGAATTTCCCAGTGCTGTTTGAGTATGTAACTGTAATGGTATCAGTAGAAACTGCATTCATCGCAGCAGCAACAGCCTCTGCAAATGCTGATGGTTTCTTGTAAATCTTAGCCGGTATGGTCGCCGCAACAGTGCCACCATCATCGGTAAAATCTAGGTCGTCATTTACACCAGCAACAACCTCAACAGGATTGAAATAGTATGAGATGCCTTCTAGGTCGAATGATGAATTTATCAACTCGCCAGCAGTTACATCAATTGTGGTGTTAGTTACGCGAGAACCAGCCATCATTTGTACAGCAGTCCCGTTGCCTCGATAATCCCAGATTGATAGTGTCTTGTGACCGCAATCAATTGGGCGAAATGTTACTGCATCGCCAAGGTTTACAGCAGCAGCAGGAGCCGTTCCAATGGCAACTCCCAAAGTGAGAGCATCGCCAGTGATAGACTCGATCGGTCTGATGCTATAGCCGTTTGTTGCGTCCTTGATTAGCAACGCTTGGCCAACAACAAAATCAACACCCTCGCCGGTGTCTACGTTTACAACAGTTGTTGTAGACCCGCCAACAGTGTCGCGCTCGGTTCCATGCACAACCTTCTGCCCGAATGCCGCCTCGAGGAAAGGCGATAGACCTGGCTCAGTACCCTCAACGCCAGAGTGACGCATGTAAAGGCTAACGCTACCAGCGGGAGCCTCCGGTCCACTAATTGATTTAGCAGGTCCAAGGCTACCTGTTGACTCGTCATTGGTTAGGGTTTCAATTTCAGGAGTTAGGGAAAATGCTCCTGTTTGAATCGGTTGGAAATCAGTACCTGCTGATGGCGAAACCGGAACCCCTTCGGTTGTTTCGCACACCGCAGCTAGTCGCGTGTTTCTGGTTTGATTGCAAGCCACCATCTAAGTATTCCTTTCTAAAAATTGTCAAAAAATAAAGTAGAGATAGTACCTTCCACTAGGTAGTATTTCCCTTTATCTGCATCTATAAAGTTTATGCCTGAGTCAGTTGTCAGAACTGCCTTAGTGCAAAGCGTCCCCAAATGAGCATCTGTATCCAAGCATTTTTTTATTTTGTCGATATCTTCTATTATAGCTTTCTGCTGATCATTTCGTCTATCTGTCTGAGCCTTGGTAGTAGTAACCTTGTGAATAAGGACGATTTGGAAATCTCTGGCGCATGATGTGATAGATTTCGTCAGTAGCTCAGGATTCCCACCAGGGCCAATAGCTAGCCCGTATGACTTATTGTAGATTTGCTTGGCGTTGTCTTCTGGTATGATAGGATTTTCGAGCATCTTATAGCCCACCAAACAACCTTCTACCAAGGTTTCTAATGCGTCAAAAACTTCTGTGGTAGTAGTCATCTACTCATGAATCCCGTTGATATACCCTTTTCAACATTTTCCAAGGCTCCGGTGCAATTCTTGTCAGTATTGAATTTCTTCATATTGATAGCCCTGCCAAAACGCTCGCCTGCTCGCTTATAATCCTCTGCGTATGCTTCGGTATCTAAACCTGCGTAGATGATTCGTGCGGTTTCATGGATCGCAGCTTGTCTAAATATTTCATAGTCAAGTAATTGCGCTGGGCTTAGAATGATGTCCTTGCCTCGCAAATAATTGCACACGTTCACGGATGCTGATAGCCGCTGCTCTTTCCATGTAGTCTTGGTGCCAGATGGTAAGTGAGGAACGAAGCAATCTAGAAATGATTGATTGTTTAAGTCTGGGTAATAAGCAAATAGAGACTGGTCAGTGCCTGCGAAATCGTAACCAATATGGTTAATTCTAGTTCCCATAGAAAATCCAGAATCCCAACTAATACGCAACCAATACATGCAAAATATACGAAGCGCAGAAAGCTCTGTAATATCCTTGGTGTCATTTTCTTTATGCCAGCTAGAAAAATCATCATCAGGTTTCCAAGATATGACACCATCTCTAGATAAGCTCTTACCATCATAGCCAGCATCTGAATCATCTAAAACATCAACAGCATTTACCCAGGTATTGCCTTGCCATATTTGAATGGATGGTTTTGCCGATGATGTGTTTGGTGTTTCTAAACAGAAATATTTATTTGAAAATGGTAGGTCGCTACCGATATAGATATAATCCTCACCAGGAACATACCCACCGATATCGAAATCACCCTTAAAGTAATCGTTAACCCTAAGAGTTATATCTTCTAGACTTCCGTTGTCTGAAAATATCACGCGCTGATTGTGCTGAGTTATCATAGTTCTTCCTTGAACTTTGAAAACATTTATATCTAGGTTACGATAGAACCTATTATATACTAGTCATTGCCTAATGTAGAGTCATAGTCCACATCAGAAACGCCTGCATCACTATCTAATTTAGCTAGCAACAAATCTACCTTGCCGATCCAATCTCCTAGCGGGAAATTGTAGCCATGTGCTCGGCAAAGATTGTTCAAATCTCGCTTTGTTTTTTCATCTAATACTGATGATTTTGGCATCGTGTTAATCCTTAGTTATATTTTAAAAATAAGTTTATGTGGCGGCAGCCCGCCAATCTTACCACTTTGTCAATGGACAAGATGCTTCATTAATGAGTATTTTTCGCCTTAACTGGCACCCACACTTTTCGCACGTTGGTTTATCCGATTCGACAAAAAACTCGCAAGGCTCACAGGTTGCGAACCTTGCGAGAATTGTTTCATCGTTAGCAAACACTTGACCAGACTTCATAGTTTTTGCAACTACACTCATTACTGATTTT